GCCGGCTGAGCGCGGCGAGCCGCTCCTCCTCGGGGTCCTCCTCGCCGCCGCCCCAGACCGCACGCCAGCTGAGCGCGCCGCGCTCGGCATCGGGGAACTCGCGCGCTGTCTGGCGCCGCAGCGCCTCCAGGCCGAGCACGGCGAGCTGGATCAGCACGATGACCGTGACCGGGTTGCGGGCGGCGGGCGTCGGGCTCCAGGCGAGCAGCAGCAGGACCACCAGGGCGAGCGCGCCGTAGGCGATGGCGGGCTCCCGGAGGTACGGCGCCAGCGCGCCGCGGAGCGCCGTGGCGCGGCAGCCGGCGCCGGCCAGGATCGCGCCCAGCAGGCCGACCAGGCCGACGAACAGCAGCGTTGCGGTGATCAGCCGGAGCTGCTCGGTCGCGATCCACCAGATCCGGTGCGCCGCCGGGCGGATCGCGTCGGAGGCCACCAGGCGCTCGATGATCCAGTCGCCGAGCACGCGCCGGACGAAGATCAGCGCCAAGGCGGCGGCCAGCAGCCCGAACGCCGACGTCCGCACCGCCCAGCGCCGGTCGGGCGCGATCCAGACCGCAATCGCGAGCAGGATCACGACCACGATGATCGTCACGTCGCCGATCCGGCGCAGCACGTTCGCGATGTCCTGCGCGGTCTTCAGCTGGTCCGACTTCATCAGCACGACGGCGCCCGTGCCGGGCGGGATCGCGTTCGCCACGCGGCCGCCGATGCCGGTCCGGTTCGCGACCTGGTCGGCGAGCGGCTGGAGGTTGAGCGTGATCTGGCCGTTCGTGGTCGAGAGCGCGCCCTCGCGGCCCTCGACCGTGGCGATCAGCGCGCGGCTCGCCTGCCGGTTCGCCGCCTCCCACAGGGTCTGCACCTGCGGTGAGGACAGCGCCCGCAGCGCCGCCCGGTCGGCGAAGTCGCGCAGCCCGGCCGCTGCCGGGGCGGCGAGCGGCTTCGCGGCCGGCGGCAGCACCGCCTGCAGCTGCGCCGCCTCCGCCACCAGCAGCACCGGCCGCGCCAGCTAGCGCAGGTGCCGCGAAGATGCCGCCGATCGTCATGCCGATCGAGTCGCCGGGCTTCGCGTGCCCGAGATTCGCGAGGTTGTTCACCATCGGAATCTGGCGCAGCGGATTGACCGTCTGGTCGAAGCGGTTCAACGGCTTCGCGATGGGTTCGAGCACGCGATTCGTTGCGCTCGGGATGGTGCGAGACGTCAGGTCAGCCCAACGACCGCCCGAGACCCACGAAAGCGGATCGGTCCAGCGCTGAATGTGCTCGCCCGCATAGCCGACTGGCGAATCCTGATTGTCGGCGCTGAGCGTGTTACCGAAGAGCCACGACATGGTCACCTCCGATCATGTCGTAGTTCACCGCGTCGAAGCCGCTCGTATCGCGCGCCACAGCATAGGGCATGACGCTACGCACATCGTCGGCCATCACACCACGCCGGCGCACGTGCGGCAGATCCCACATATAGCGATACTGGTAGACAGGCAGACCGTTTTCCAGTTTCTCGCCCGTTGCCTCGATGTCAAGCTTCAGGCGCCGATCCGAGAACATGCCCATCAGGCCGCCGCCGAGACCTCCGATCGCCGTGCCCCACGGACCGAATGAACTGCCCAGCGAAGCGCCGCCTAAAGCGCCGCCCAGCGCACCGGCTGCCTGGTTCTGGAAGTAAGGCTGCGTCGTCGAAGTGTTGCCGCCGTACTGCCCTTGGATCAGGTTCGAGTAGTTGTTCAGTAACTGCCACGGCGCGTTGATCTGCTGCTGGTTGAGCGCTTGCTGGTTGCCGCCCATGTTGTAGAGATTCGAATTCGCAGCATTGACCGAATTGACGACGTTCGGCGCATTGAAGCTGCCTTGCAGCTGCTGCTGTGACGCAGTGTTGTAGTTCGACGAGAGGCCCTGAGCACCTTGCAGCATGTTCTGCATGTTCTGCTGGTACATGTTGTTCGCCATTCCGGCGTCGACGTTGCCGAGCTGCGTGGCAAGATTCTGCTGGTTCTGGCTAACCGCATTCTGATAGGCACCTGATCCATATCGCCCTGCTGCCTCCATCGCGCTCGATGTTTGCGGCGCGGTCGCCGTCTGGTACGAGCGCGTGATCGCGTCATTCGCTGCGCCCATTGCCTGCGACATGTACGGGTTGTTCATCATCGAACCGTTTGCGAACTGCGAGAACGCAGAGTTGCCGGGGTTCGAGTTCAGATACTGACCATTGAGCAGGTTCTGCGTATAGCTACCAGCTGAATTGTTGACGCCGACTGCGTTGCTGAAGTCTGTTCCGTTAGCGACGTTTTGCGCATTCCCCATCGCCTGCTGCTGCATAGGCGTGAAACCTGCAACAGTTGATGCCGGGTTCTGTACCTCTGCGTTGTAGAGATTGCCCGCAGAACCGAACATGTTGGTTAGATAGGGCTGCTGACCCGACCACGGATCGGATTTCTGGACTGTCGTTGTGCTACCACCGCCGCCACTTGGCATGACTTTCCCCTTAAAGTCGCTTTTCCAAAACGATGTGGGTCATGTCGTAGTCAGGTAGCACCGTTTTCCATCCCGGCCGCGCCTGCAACTCCATTGCTTCGCATCCCTGTGATTTAGCCCAGCTTTCTATCCGGGCGATACATTCCTTCTCCCATTCCACGCGATTTCGACCCGTCACCAGACGGATCGAACAGACCTTCATCTGCGGGTGAACAACAATTCGCGTCACGCCGACGGCATACGAAGTTTCCGTGCGCCAGATCCAGAGCTGGTCGTCGCGTTCCAATAAACCAATGCGGATGTCGTTCTCGTCGAACTTGCCGCGCGAGCGCTTGCAGGCCGCCGTGATCCACGGACGAACTTCGTCCCACACGTCGTCGACAACGTGTGCTGGAATTCCGTAGAGCATGGCTATCCGACCAGAAGAACGTTGAAGGTGCGATCGACCTGCGCGTTATTCGCGTGCGTGAGCGTCGCGCTGCCGTTGACCTGAGATGACACGTACAGACCTGCCAGTGCCGCTGCCGCGTCTGCCGTCAGGGGCGAGAAGAACAGGCCCGTATAGGCGCCAATGCGCTTGTCGGTGACGGTCGTCGTTGCCGAGCTGGCCGTAAGCGTCACCTGAATGACATTGTTCGTCTTGCCCTGCAGCAGGTTGTTGCCAAGACGTGCCAGAAGCCGGCGATGCTCGACTTCTGGCGACATCACTTCCGGGACGCCCTGATAGCCGCGGTTGCTCATCTGCGCCCCGATTCGTGAACCGAATCCTCAGGGATCTCGATGCCCTGAAGATGTGTGAAGTTGCCCGTCGTCTTGATCCGAGCGCGCATGTAGCGACCGTCGGCGCGCACCGGGCACTCGCCGTTGTCGTTGACAGGACTGGAAGTCGTGAAAGACGGCGTGTCGATCAGACGGTTACGCGTGCCGATCTGCACCGTTGGCGATGCACCATCAATCATCGGGCGAGTCGACGTGATAAACGCGCGCTTGCCACTGGTGCCGAAGGGCTCCAGCTCGACGGTATCGGCTGTCGCGTTGGCCGGCGAGCCGGTGAAGTAGTTGAGCTTGTGGTTTCGGTCGAAGGCGCCCATCAGCACCTGTCCGCCTGTCCAAACGCGCGAGTCAAGCGAAAACGGCAGCGTGTCGAGCGTATAGCCGGTGCTGTTGAGCGAATCAAGCGAATAGCCCTGCGTGATCGCACGGAAGATGTACTCGGCGTTGACCTGAGCAAAGCCCCACTTGTCGAGCGCCCAGTTGTAGACGATGAGCGAATCGGGAACGCCGCCCGACGCCGAGTTCGAAGGATAGAGCCACATCACGAGGCGGTTTACCGGATCGAACGCGCCGACCACGTTCGACAGATAGGCCGTGTTCACGTTCTGCCAGAAGGTCTTGTCGACGCGGTCAATCCCAATCGGCCGCGAGGTCGAGCCGTCGAAGGCATAAAAGCCGTCTTCGCCAACGTAATAGGCCAGCGCGCCGAGCTGTACGATGCTCTTCGGGCACGGCGTGCCGCGCACGCCTTCAGCCGGGTAGAAGCCGAAGACCGTCGGCGATCCCTGGAACACGACGCGGAAGATGCCGCGCTCGAAAAACACGGCGCCGTCCGCATTGCCGAGATTACCCACCAGTCCCATGATCCAGCCCTGATCGCCGGGGATGATCTGCGAGCCCGCGAGCAGTTGCGCTTCTGTCGTACTGCCTGCGGCGGGCCACGTCGTCGGATCGTCGATCGCGCACCACTGCACGCGCTGCGGCTGCGCGCCGTTCGTGCCATCGAACGTGTTGCCGACCATCACGAAGTCCTTGATCGTCGTGATGTATCGCGCTTGCGGTGGACTTCCGGCAAGGTCGGTGAATGCAGAGCTGGAATTCAGCACGAACGATTGCAGGTTCTGGCCTTCGGCTGCGCCAATGACGCGCTGGCCGTATTGCGTGAAGTTCCAGCGCTCGCCAGACGGAAGCGAATACCCTCCCCCCTTGCTAACGTCAGTGAACCCCGTATTGCCAGGCGCGAGTTCATAGAGCTTTGAAGCGGTCCCGGCGAACAGGTAATTGTTCGCTCCCGAGTCAATCGCGATGATTGCACCCAGGCACTGCGAATTCAGTCCATTGCTGCTGAACGTCGTAAGCGTGCCAACCGGCCCCCATGATTCCTTGGTGCGCGGGAACAGGTTCACAACGTTCGCGGATGCGCCGCTTGAGTTGTTCGGCGGCAGGTCCGGCGCGAAATCGGCGATAGGAAGCAGCATCAGGCACTCACCATCGCGATAGCAGAGCCAGACAGTTCCTCGGAACGGTCCGCCATGATGAAGCTCTGCAACTGCTGGTTATAGAGCGAATCCCACAGGCTGAACGCCTCTTCGTCCTTGTTGAAACGCGCGGCGGCACGGTTGGTCGCGGCGAGCATGATCGTCGGAATATTGTTCACGATCCAGTTCGTGCTGTTCACGCTCGTCAGTTGTGCGGACTTCTGCCAGTAGATGCCGGTGATCGTGTAATTCGAATCCGGGTACGGGCCGAACACAAAGTTCTGCCCCTGCCGCGCGATATATGCGGGCGCACCTTGCGCGACCTGAGCCGGATATTGCGTATAGATGAACTCCGGGTTGACGCGCTGAAGCTCGAACGAATTGCCGTTGAGCGACACCAGCGCGATCTTCAGCCCGAGATAGCCAGACGGAAGGGGCGCGGCACCATTCGCAATCGTCGTGCTCAGCGCGGCCTCCATCGGCTGCACACCGCGGCCCTGATTGTTCGCGATGATGTCGCGATAGATGTCCGCTTCCGCAAGCTGGATGAAATAGTCGATCCAGTTGCCTAGGTCGGAGCGCGCAAACCAGTCCTGCACGGCCTGCTTGAGCGAGTTGTAGTCGTATACGCCAGCAACGCCTGCCGGCGTGCCGCCCCCTACCGGATGGACGAAAATTGTCATGACTACCTCACCCGCCTAGCGTTGATGGCCCCTTTGCAGGTCATCGTGCTCGTTGCAAAGTTGGACAAACCGATCAGATAGGCAGTCGTGGTCGATGAGACGTTGATACGGACAACAGGCGTTGTCAGAGCGTTTGTCGATCCAGTCGTGAATGTGGAAACAAGCTGCTGCGAGTTGCCCACCGTGGCATTGAATGTTGCCGACACCGTGTTGATATCAGCCGCCAGATAACTGATCGTCGTTGTGGCACCCGCATCGAATTCGATCGTCCCCCACACATCCCAGTCGCCCGCCGTGAGAGACACACTCGCGCAGTTCGCTGCTACGCCCGTTGAAAGCGATGTGCCACTCGCGCTATTGGTGAGCAGTTCGCCCACGCTGCCCGCGTTCGCGTTATCGGCCGCGGTCGTGCCCTTGATACCAGCAGTCGTCGAAGGCGTAATCAGCCCGGTAGCAGTCAGCGTCGAGACGGTATTGCCAAATGCAGGGTTGGAACTCGCTCCTGAAGAGATCAGGAATCCACCAGACGCCCCAGGAGCCGCCCCCACAATACCGCCTGCACCGTTGCCAAGCAGGACGTTAAACGAGCCGAGCGCACTGTTACCTGTGCCGCCATTGGCTACTGATAGCGGAGTCGAAACCGCCAGTGAAGCCGCCGACACCGCGCCTGCCCCGCTCACGGTGAAGTTCGGGAAATTCATGATGTTCCCAGTCACGGTCAGGTTCGGCAGGTTCGCCCAGCTACCGACGGTCATCGCTGCGTCGGCCGCGAACCAGTCGCCTGTCGTCTGTAGAGGAACCTGCGTGAAAGCATTCGATAGCAGGAATGCATGCTTGAAGCCGCCGCCAGCCACAGAACTCAGCACGCAGAATGCGCAGTCGTCCGTTCCGCTTGCGGCAAGTGCCCCCTGGTTGACGGCGCGGATCGCAAACCGGGCCGGAACTGTGGCTCCGGCATCGATCTCCATGTCCTGCTCGATGCCGACCAGCGCGGTGACGTTGGCGCCACTCGCGGCGACCGTCGCGCCCGAGTAGGAATACTCCTGGCCTCCGCTCGTATCCGCAACGTTCGTATATTCCTGCGTCGCCAGCGCGATATGATCTGCGCCGCTCGACGATGCCGTTCCGTGATTCTGGTTGAGGAACATCCCGATCGAGCGGCCCTTCTGGTTGGTGCCGCCAGAATTGAACTGCTCGTAGATGCCCACCACACCAGCGTTATTGCCTGTGATGTTGTAATTGTTGGTCCCGACAAAATAATTCATCAGGTATGGGCCAACTGCACTACCCACGGAGGGCGTCGCCTGATTCGTCACAATGCCCTGCGCCACACCATCGGCGGGCGGATTGACGTTCAGCGTCTTGACGGTCGGACTCGGATAACTCTGGGCGAGCGCCATCAGCGGCAACCAGAGTGCCGCAACCAGAAGCTTTTTGATCATGGTCTAGGAGATCGAGACGACGCCGCTGTTATTCCACAGCACGCCGGGAGTTGAGGGTCTGGTTGTCGGCAGCGAACCCGAATTGATGCCGCCAATGAATGCGACGAGTTGCGACAGCGGCATCGAGCACTTCGCACAGTTGCCGTTTTGCTCTTGCAGAATCGTCACCAGCTCGTTGCCGGTAAGTGCCTGCGGTAGGCCGAATATTTCCATCACGACACCGAGATGACGCCGCCGTTGTTCCAGAGCTTTCCGGAGCTACCGGGAAGGCTTGTGGAGAGATCAGCGGGAAGCGCATCAACCAGCAGCACATCGTTGAGGTTGATTGTCTGGATGTTCGCGCCGCTTACTGACAGGTCATATCGCCCGTCGGCGGCATAGAACGAGAACGAGCCGTTCGTGTCGGTTGTCAGCGGATTGGCTGTCACCGTCACACCATTGTCGCTATAGATGGTCGCCAGGCCACCGCCATGCACGTTGACTGTGACGAGCGCACCCGCAACTGGAGCGCCGACCGATGACGCCACGCTATTGACGTACTTTTGCATGATCAGATCTGCCGGTTGGTCGTTCGGAAAGCCGCGTATTCCGGGCCTTTCAGGATCTTCGAGACCATCGGCCAGTGATCCGGGTCCATGTAATCCCAGCCGTACTTGATCTTGATGTCGAGCATGACGGACATCGGCACGCGCATGACGTGCTTGAACTCACCCATCTTCTCGAACTCGCCTTCGGCCGCGCGCTTCGCGTGCGTGTAGTCGAGCAGCGATTCGACGTCCTCTGAGTACTTGACGTGGACCTTGTCGTCTTCTTCGTGAGCGGTCGTTTTCATGGCGTCAGAACGTCTGTTCGCTGATGTTGAGGTTGCCGGTGCTTGCGCCGTCCTGAATCACGGCGATCTTTTCGCCCGGTGCGACCTTCACCACCCAGGGCGGATCGCTTGCCTTGACCAGCATGTCGGTTGCCGTTGCCGTCGGATTTGTGCCGATGTTGACGTGGCAGTTACCCGTGGCCGAGATGCGCAGCATGTAGCTCTGCGGGCCGAAAGCAGCAGATGCGACAGAGCTGGCGCCGATCGCGAGGTTTTGCCCTGCGATACCGACCTGTGGACGCATCGGTGAGAGAGGAACCCAGTTCGCCATTTGCGAATCTCCGGATGGGAATAAAAAAGGGGCGACCGAAGCCGCCCCAAATCACCTGCGAGGAGAAACCCTGCTTAGCCAGTAGTGTCGGTAACCAGGCCGTGCGCCTTCTCGTTACCCACTTCCAGCGCGTAGTCGACGAGCAGCATCTTCTTGTCGCTGTCACCCGTTTTCGCGAGCGGCACCGTCTGGAACGGACGCAGGTACGCGACGCGGATGTAGTTCGGGTTGATGAAGAAGCAGTCTTTCGACTGGGCCAGGAAGATGTCCGGGATGATCTTCACGTCGCCGAAGTCCGACTGGTAGACGTCGACGGCCGTCTTCAGCGTCTTGTCTTCCACTTCGATGAAGCGCGTGCCGGGACCGGCAAAGCCCGAGATGATCTGCTTGTTGACCGGCGAGACCACCGCGTATTCCGGCGATTCGCCCGATGCCGAGTAGATCTTCTGCAGCACGGACTTGACCATCGTTTCCGTCAGCGCAGCCGTCGCGCTGTTGTACGTGCGCGTGCTCGAACCGTCCGTCCAGCCGTTGGCGTTCAGCGACGGGTTTGCACCCGACGGCGTGCCGCCCGTCTGGTACACCGTGTTCGTGTACAGCCAGCACGGCAGGCCGCCCGTCTTCGACGCGGTCGTCGAGTTGCCGGCCGCCTTCGCGTTGTTGTACGTCAGGATGCCTTCCATGTCGCGCTTCAGCTCTTTCGACTTCTTCATGAGCTGGTAGCCCATCTTGTTCGAGCCGCCTGCGGCAACAACAGCCTGCGACTTGCCCGAAAGCTGGACGACCTTCGTCGACGTCTGCACGTAATTGCCCATGCGAGCCGTCGGCGTGAGCGCCTGCGAGGTTGGATCGTCACCTTCAACCGCGGCGTTGCTCAGGTTCTGAGCCGCGAGCGAGTCGGTATCCCATTCGTGGTTGTTCTGGGTGGCCCGGTTCTTCTTCGTCATGTTCAGGATCGGCGTCTTGAACGGATCAACATTGAAGATCAGGTTCGACAGATCTTCCCGGATGTTCGTCTGGGTGTAGGTCTGATAGGTATTGCTCGGAACGGACATGACCGTTGCTCCTTTACTGGTTCGCGAAGAAGTCGAACGCCGCTGCCTGGGCGTCCTGGTCGCGAGGATTTCGGCTGAGGCGATCCATCACCTGCTGACGTTTCGCCGCTGAGGGATTGCTATCGACCCGAGATCCCGGTTTCGCCATCGGAGGCGCTTGCCGAACCTGTTTCAGTGCCTGCGGCTTCGATGCTTGGAGTGCCTGATAACGCGCCGCATCATGCAGAACGCGCATGTAGCGGTGGTCGAATATCTGGCTGAGTTCGGCATCCTTGAAGCCCAGACTGCGGGCGTACTGCGACATTGCTTCCCGATCTTTCGAGAACGTTTCTTCGTTGCGCCACTCGGGCACAGCGGTGAATAGCCTTTCGCGCTCGCCGGCGACGGCCTGTTGCATGGCCTGCTGCTGCTGTTGCGCTTCCTGCTGCGCGGCCTGATTGACCGCCTGCAGGTAGTTCTGGATCTGTCCCTGGCGCTGGCCGAACTCGGCCTGCAGGGCAGCAAATTCAGCCGGGTTCTGCGCGCGCAGTGCGTTCCAGTCGATCGTCTGGTATTCGTGCGTCAGCATCTGCATGGC